AACTTATTAAAATTTGTGGTCATTATGTATTTTCATATCCTGAATTTAAAACAATACTAAAAAAATATGATAATATTAGTAGCTTTGTTGAGCAGAAATTAATACTAAAATTAAATGAGCTTACTAGATTATAGACCAAAAACAATTTTCTGTGATATTGATGGCACTCTTATTAAGCACTTGCCACCAAGCGAGGTATTATCTGATACTAAAGCAGAGCTATTAGAAGGAACATTACAAAAATTATTAGAATGGGACAAAAAAGGATATAATATTATTCTTGTTACTGGAAGAAAGGAAAGTCTTCGCGCTATCACAGAGAAGCAACTACAAGATTGTGGTATTTTTTATGATAGACTAATTATGGGTATCGGTGGTGGCCCGAGGATATTAATTAATGACCGCAAACCTGACGGTACTAATGCAGCACACGCTTTTAATATTAACCGCAACTCAGGTATAGGTGAAATAAACATCTAATGCTTGGCATACATACTTTACCAATCCTGCCTATCTTCAAAAAGTCGAGAGTAAGTTTGGAATACAACAGCGTAAAAATGTTGAAGAAATGACTAAAATTAAGCTTAAAAGAAAGCTTTTAGGTAATTATATTGATTAAATAATAATAATGAACCATCCTCCTATTGATGCTGTTGTCAATTTTATTAAAAACAATCAAAGCAACAATATGGTTGTTGCTGAAATAGGCGTCTTTGATGGTGCCACCACGAAAGGGTATATCGATATTATTAAGAAAAATAATGGTCATTTGTACGTTATTGATTGGTTTCAGGGTAATATAACTGCATCTGGTTATCATGCACACAACCCTGATAACAAAGATAATGTTTTAAATGTTTTTAAAGAAAACTTAAAAGATTATCTAGATATAATTACTATTTTAGAAGGTAAAACAGATGATATGATACCAAAAATACCTGATGAATCTTTAGATATATGCTTCCTTGATGCAGATCATAGGTATGCAAATGTAAAAAAAGATTTAGCAAATATTCGTTCAAAAATTAAAAAAACTGGAATATTATTTGGTCATGATTTCGAAAAATTTTTAGATGATGATTTCTTACAATCGTACCCAGATGATAAGCTAGAAAGAGATTATGATCAGGAGATTTACGCGCATGTAGGTGTTATTAAAGCTGTAACGGAAGATATTGGTAGGGATAATATTGAATTACTTGGTAATACTTGCTGGCGAGCAAAAAAATAAAAGAAGCTTACAATATAACAACTTGAATAACTTAAAGCTATAATTATAATATTATAGTGACTAAGGAAGAGCTCATTGCGTTTGAAGAAGATATTGCCGCAGAATTTAATGCTGGTAAAATTAGAGCACCTGTACATCTCTATTACGGTAATGAGGACCACATTATAGATGTTTTTAAGAAAATTAGGCCGCAAGATTGGGTGTTGTGTACATGGCGTTCTCATTATCAATGTCTTCTCAAAGGCGTACCAAGAGACGAAGTTAAACAAGAAATTATGGAAGGCAGATCTATTACATTATGTTTTCCGGAATACAAAATATTTTCTTCTGCAATAGTTACTGGTATAATTCCTATAGGTGTAGGCATTGCTATGGCTGCAAAACGATTAAACAAAGATGAAAAAGTTTATGTATTTGTCGGTGAAATGACTTCTGAAACCGGTTGCATGCATGAAAATGTTAAGTATGCACGCAATCATCAACTACCAATTCATTTTATTGTAGAAGATAACGGTAAATCTGTATGTACAGATACTAGAGAAACATGGAATCAAACAAAATTAACTTATGAAGATTTGAATGATGATTACATTACATATTATAAATATGAAACAAAATATCCGCATGCCGGTGCAGGTCAAAGGGTACAGTTTTAATGAAATACTTTGATGAACTTAAACGGTCGATGGATTGGCTAGCTTCTTTTGATAACTCAGTTTTTTTAGGTCAAGCCGTTAAAGTTGCCGGGACTGGAATGAGCAACACTCTTAAAGACGTCCCTCAAGAAAAGCGAATTGAATTGCCTGTATGTGAAGATATGCAAATGGGTATAACAATTGGTATGGCAATAAATGGATATGTGCCTATCTCTATATACCCTAGATGGAATTTTTTAATGCTAGCTGCAAATCAGCTAATAAATCATTTAGACAAAATTCCTAAGATGACGAAAGATAAAATTCTTCCTAGGGTATTAATTAGAGTGTCTATTGGTTCTGAAAGACCATTGCACCCACAACATCAGCATGTAGGTGATTATACAGAAGCGTTTCGCAAACTTTTATCAAATGTAGATGTTATACGTATGGAAGAGCCGGAGAGTATTTTCCCCGCTTTTCAATATGCATTTACTAAAAAGGATGGTCGACCATCTATTTTAGTCGAGTATGGAGATTATTACGCAGAAAAATAAATAAATTTCTATGAGCAATTTTTATCTACCCCTAATGTACGACAATATTACTGACACCGATATTAATGAACTAATAGATTTTTTAAAAATCAAACCCATACCTAAGCTTACAAACGGTCCAAAAGTAATTGAGTTTGAGAAAAAATGGTCAGAGTGGCTTGGTGTAAAGCATAGCGTTTTAGTTAATTCTGGCAGCTCTGCAAATCAACTAACCATGTTAGGGTTGAAGTATCAATACGGGAAATGCGACATTATCGTACCACCTCTTACATGGGTGTCTGATATTGCTTCTGTTTTGCAAAATGGTCATAATCCAATTTTCGTAGATATTAATCTTAATAATCTATCTTTTAATATAACAGAACTTAAGAAGAAACTTACACCTAATACTAGAGCTATTTTCTTAACTCATGTTCTTGGGTTAAACGGGCTAACAGACGAGCTATTAGATCTTTGTAATGAAAAAAATATTTTATTAATTGAAGATGTTTGCGAATCGCACGGAACTACATTTAAGAATAGAAAGGTAGGCTCATACGGGTTCGCTAGCAATTTTAGTTTTTATTTTGCACATCATATGTCTACAATCGAAGGCGGTGTCGTATGTACTAATGATGATAAATTTTATCAATTAATGAGATCGTTTAGATCTCATGGTATGCTCAGAGAATGTACAGATGAAAATTTTAAGAAGACGGTGACTGATTCTTATATGTATCTCAATAAAGATTTTATCTTCTTATCACCGGCATATAATTTTCGAAGCACAGAAATTAATGCGGTTATAGGCTTATCACAATTAAAGAATCTGGATAATAATAATGAGATTCGTCGCAAAAACTTTAATTATTTTATCTCTAAATTAGACAAAACAAAATATTTTACAGAGTTTAATATGGAAGGGCAGTGTAATTATGCTTTTATTGTTATCTTAAAGGATGGTAATCTAGACAAACGTAATTTAGTAGAAAAAACATTATCGGAAAATAAAATTGAGTTCCGTAGAGGTTGCTCAGGCGGTGGTAATCAAACCTTGCAACCTTATATGAAGAGCTTTGCAATAGATCAAAAAGAATTACCTGTAATGAATCATGTGCATAGTTTTAGCTGGTATATTGGTAATTACCCTCAATTAGAGTTAGAAAAAATAGATAGACTATGCTCTATATTAAACAATGTCTAAATATTTACTTGTATATAATATTTGTGAAATAGGTAAAACTAACCTCCAGTGGTACATTACATGTATAGATAATTTACTAAAAATTAAATATAAAAAATATCATATCCTTATAAGCGGTTGTCGCGTAACCAAAGATACCAAAACAGAACTATATAATCGCTACAAAGGTAAAGTTTCGTTTTATTATACAGAGCATTATTTACCTGTAAATATTACTTTTAATAAAGCTGTAATTGATGCTGTTAGTAGATACGGTGAATTTGACGGCTATATTTATATTGACTCGGGTGTTGACATAGAAGATAAATATAATATTTTAAATGAAATAGAAAAAAGATTTAGTACCAACAAATATGGAATGATTTCTGTACAAACAGATGATGATAACGGCCATTATTGGTTTTTAAATAGGGAACAGTTCTTAAGAGATCCTTACATAAGAAAAGAAGATTTTATTGTACCATTAGGTAAATGTGTGCATTTACACTTTCAGTGCTTTCATAACAACTTATTAAAAGCATTTGGAAGGCTTTTACCCGATATTTTCATTGCCTATTGTACGGAATCCGTTTTGTCATTTTTAAATGCATCTATCGATAAGCAGTGGGTAATACTAAAAGATATAATTCTTAAACATGATAAAGGCACCGATGGAGCTACTTTAAGTTATGATCATACCGGGCCTCGTGGTCAGCATTGGAATAATCTTTACGGTTGTATGGATATAATTCCTTTACTATCAAACTCTTTGACTAAAGAAGTGGGGTTCGGCTATGAAGAAATTAATCATATTCTAATGCATGACGATAGTAAATTCACTTCAGAGGGATTTGCAAAAGATAAAAAATTATTAGAGTTTGTAAAAGACAATCTTTATTTAACAAATGAGCATTTAGATTATAGGTTTATTTTTGATAATTTCTTTGATATTACACAACCTGTTAAAATCACTGAAAGCTATTAAATAAAATTTATGGTCGACGACCCTAAATTTTTAGTTGTTTATAATATTTGTGAAGTAAAAGTACAAGATCATAATAGATATTGTCATCATTTAGAACAGCTCTTAAAGTTTAATTATAAAAATTATAAATTAATGGTTAGTGGTTGTAAGGTTACAAGAAATACAAAAAGAATTATATTTGAAAAATTTAAAGATAAAATTTCATATTATTTTTGTGAAAATCTAGTTCCAGTTAATATGACTTTTAACAGAGCAGTACAACGCGCTGTACAGCATTACGGTGAATTTGATGGTTATATTTACATTGATTCAGGGATAGATATAGGTGAAAGCTATAATATTTTAAATGAAATAAAAGAGCGGTTTAATACTAATCAGTACGGGATGATTACCATTCAAGTTAATACAGATCATATGCAAGAACAATGGTTTCGCGGTCTTACCGGGCCGGGGTTAGATCATGACTACATGATAAGAAAGGAAGATTTTATTATACCCGTTAATAGATGCACCAATTTACACTTTCAATGTTTTCATAATAAAATTTATAAAGAGTTTAATAATAAAATTATTCCGGACATTTTTTATTGTTGGTGTACAGAATCATGCTTCGCTATTATTACAGCAGCAATAGATATGAAATGGGTACTACTGAAAGATATTATTGTTACACACCACACAGGATTAGACGGACCGTCTAATTGTTCAAATGATACAAGACATTCAGGCTCGAGAAACGGCGCTCATAATAATTGCTACGGTGGTATTGACTTTACCCCGATAATGAACAGTGAAGAAGGTAAGAAAGCTGGTTTTGGTTATCATGAAATACCCGGCAACATTCTTTGCCAACATGATCCCGCTGCTTACAATGATGATGGGACAGCTAAGGACAGCCTCGCACTTAAAAATTTTATTAGAAAAAATTTATATCTGTCAAATGAGTATATTGATTATAATTACTTATTAGAAAAATTTATTCCTTAGTATGCATAAAAATATCTTAGTTATAGGTGATTCCTGCAGAGATGTCTTTATCTATTGTAAATGTGAAAGACTGTGTCCCGAAGCGCCTGTACCTTTACTAGATATTTCAGAAATAAAAAATAACGGCGGAATGGCTATGAATGTATATGAAAACCTTAAGGTATTGACCCCTAATGTAGAAATTTTAACTAATAATAATTGGTCTGATATTACTAAAACAAGATATATTGATTCTATTACCAATCATATGTTTATTAGAATAGATCATAATGCATCTAATATAGATAAATTTGAAGTTGTAAGAGATAATATAGATTTTAAAAAATATTCAGCTATTATTATAAGTGATTATAATAAAGGCTATTTAAGTGAAGAGGATATAGAAATAATATCAAAAAAGCACCCATTAACTTTTTTAGATACAAAAAAGATTTTAGGTAAATGGGCAGAAGATATATCTTTTATAAAGATAAACAGAAAAGAATATAATTTATCTTACGACAATATAAAAAATAATAAAACAATTATTAAGAAAATTATCAAGACTATTGGCCAAGATGGTGCAGAATTTAATAAAAAAATATTTCCTGTAGAAAGAGTTGAGATAAGAGACCTATCTGGTGCTGGTGATACATTTTTGTCTAGCTTAGTACATTCATATTTAAAGACAAACGATATAGAAAAATCTATTGAAATTGCAAATAAACATGCTACAATTGTAGTACAAAAACGGGGAGTTGTAACCATTGAGCACCAATAATAAAATCTCTATTTTAGTTCCCACTAGAAAAAGGCCTCAAAATATAGTAGCTTTGTGTGAATCAATAAGTAAAACAGTATCAGATTTAGTTCCTGTTGAAGTGATTTTTTATGTAGATAACGATGATGAAGTTACAAAAGATTTCTTTAAACAACAAGCAGAAAAAAATACATTAAAAGTTTCAGCTAATGTTGTTTTTGGTGATAGAGTAAAGCTAGGTCAAACATATAATGAAGCTTATAAAAAAGCAGACGGTGATGTAATAATGTACTGTGCGGATGATGTCAGGTTTAGAACACTTAATTGGAATTACCTTGTACGACAAGAGATGTATAGGTATTCTGGTGGTATAGCGCTTGTATTTGGTTATGATGGCGTACAGCCTAAGGGTACGTTAGCCACTCATGGGTTTATTCATAGAAATGCGATTGATGCTTTGGGATATGTACATCCAGGAGATATCGGTTATAATTATTCTGATAATTGGTTAACAGAAATTTATAGGCAGATCGGACGCCTTTCTTATATACCTGTTTATTTTGAACATTGTCATTGGGGTGTTGGTAAAGCTCCGTATGATGAGACATATAGACTGGGGTCAGACGCACCTCATCAAGAAAGTATTAGTATTTGGGAAGATAAAGATAGATTGTACTCCGATATAGCAAAACTTAAAAAAATCTTATAATGATTAATTTATACGTATACCCAAACGCAAAAAAACCGTTTGAACATGATAGGATGGACTATCTCTATAATACAACAGTATTTTCAGAAGAAGGTATAAGCAAATACTGCAAGTTAGTCGAGCCTGATAAAGCTGACTATTTCTACATGGGTCAAATTACATGCGGTACTTATCAAAATTTCTCTAAATCTGATTTTAATTTTTTAAAAGGTAATGAACGTAAGCATATTGTAGAAATAGAAGGCGATTGGCACCAAAAAGAAGTACCGCAATGGCTATTAGAATGTTTATGCGTAGGTAATGGCGATAGACTGCATTATAAATCATTTTCTTTTTTTACTAGACCTTGCCTTAGCAGATTACTCGTTCATCTTGCGAAAAAAACAGTAAACTATGATATAGATTTTCCTGAAGAAATTTCAGCTGGTTTTATAGGCCAGTACGACCCATACGGTACAAGGCAAAAGCTATATAGAGTTTTATCATCCGCTAATTTAAGAAATGAAGTGTATTTTAATAATTCGTGGTATGCGCAAATTGATCTTAAAAAAGAAAATGATAAAGTTCAGAGATATGCAGGGGTTATGCAAAGAAATATACTTTCATTGTGCCCGCGAGGGGTAGGAGAAGATAGTTCAAGACTTTACGAAACATGTTTTTTTGGTAGAGTGCCCGTTATTGTAGGTAGTTGTAGATTGTTAGATGAGTATAAAATTAAAGATAAATTCTTTTTTAGATTTTCGCCTGATATATCTGAAAGTGATACTCTAAATGAATTACAGCAAATTTATAATACACCACTAAAACAACTTAAACATATGGGTCGCTTGGCAAAAGAATATTTTGAAAAGAATATAAAGGGGTATTTCTCCGACCCTACCGGGTATTATTTAAGATACTTAAATGAAAAGAATAGCTAATTTTACACAGACGTATTCAACAAATAGACTCGAGGTAGCAAACAATTTATCAACAGATAAAGGCATACATAAACTATTTCAAAATCTTGATAAAAAATATTTTTCTTTTCACAATGTAAATAATAATTTTGAATACTGTAAGCAATTTGCTTTACATTTAAAAGTTCCAATGCCCGATATAGAATTTCTTGTTTATACTTCTCAGAAGTATACAGATTCGTTTTTAACACATTTAAACCATCTGAAAGATAATAAATTCACCGACTGTCTTTTGATGCAAGATGATGCTGTATGTACGCTTCAATATAAAAATTTACATTTAATTGATTTGGCAGTCGACTTTTATAGAAATAATAAAGATATTCTAATGCTTAATTTAGATAATAGAAGCGTAGCAAAAAGATTATTAAGACATGGAGCAAAGCCTACGCAAACGCGTGTAATAAGCGAAAAATATAATCTTTATGCTTACGAATTCGATACTCTCGATTGGTCGTGCGCACAGCTTTATAATATGGACGATTCAACATACATAGGTAACATAGACCAAATGTTAGATTTATATGATAGTGAATATTCAAAATACTATAATATGGATCAAGCTGAATCCTACATTAATACAAAATGTAGAGCGAAACCGCTCAAGAGGTGGGTTTTAAATAGATCCTTTTTCAGATATTTTTCTTACGTAGGTATGCATGTATACAACGAACAAACAAGAATAAAAGAATTAAAAAAATTAAGTAAACTAAATTACTTGAAAACCTGTAATACGTAGTTATAATTTAAATATGATTCTTACTAATATTTCATCTTACGACGGTAAACTACTTCACTCAAGATTTGCATATAAGTTTTTTAGAGATAAAACTCTCCCGATTGGTAATATAATAGCTTTTAGAGCACCAATGAATGTAGAGACGGACGGGATGATAGATAGCGAAGACGTACTCAATAATGACTTTATATATAGCGATGATGCTATTAATTTTTTGTGGGAAATTCCTAATTTAGACCCGTTTGGTGCCGTAGCTTATCAGCGTCTTTTTAATACTCAAATTGCTAATATATTAAGCTCTAAATATCTTAATGCTCCGATTGAAGTTGATGGTGATGATTTAATAGTACATAAAGAGCATACACAGGGCGGGGTAACACAGACTAAAGGTAAATGCAGCGTTAGTATTACATATTCTAAGAATAATGTTACATTAGGTCATACAGGTATAAACGTTGTTGCGGGTAAAAAAGCTCCAGCATTTGCTTATTCAACTAATTTAAATGACAATCAAATAAAACAGTTTATGCAAGATGTTATCGGATTGTTTTATGCAATGAATGACGACATTTTCATTGCAACATCAAAAGTTATTTGCTAATGACAATATTTGATTATATTTCTGACATACTGTTTAATAAAAAGAAAGCAAGCTTACAGAATATAGATGAAGAAAACGACTTTTCGCCATTTTTAGTTAATAGATGGCTAAGTATGTATTCAACTAGTAATGCTTTAATATGCAATACTATAAACAAATATATTGGTATTTTTGATAATAAAAAAGATATTTTTAGCCTTTTTTATAATCTTTTTAACAAGCAGCCTTACAAAAAAATTAACTATTTTAAAAAGATTAAAGATACTAATAAAGAAGAGTTAAATTTAGATATTATTAAGCAATTGGCGAAGTCGCGCGAGCTATCAATTCGTGAAATAAAGAACTGTATTAACCTGTTGAATTATAATAAAGCATAACTAATTATCATATGCCGGTTAATATCGACGCACTGCCTACACAAAAAAGTTTAATTGATTTAGCTGAATTACCTAAAAATTCATTTAATTCGGTTTTTTATGGTTATAATCTAAAATCGCTTTTAGATGATATTTTATTAGTAAAGTATGTAGATGAAACTGAGGACGGTGCATCAATTATACGTAATGGTATTGTAGTTCCTCTTAATGCTGAAACAAAAGCTTGGCGAATTGGTGAAGTTATTCTTTGCGGTCCTAATGCTAAAATAGTTAAAACGGGTGATCATATTTGTTTTCCAAACAATCTCGGTATACCTATAGCAAACATAGAAGTTGAAAATTACGGTACGCTCAAGAAAGGATTATTTTTAAACGAGCAACGTATTTTTGGAATAGTAACCGTTAGAAAAGATAATGAAAGTGTCGCTGCCCACATTAAAAAATCTTCTTCTAAGCAACGTAGTAGAAATTAAATTTTTGAGACGTAGACCTAAGCCAGGTTCACCTCCTACCAGAAGAATGCTATGTACAAACAATCTTACCCTCCTTATGAGCCCGGAAGGTCGTATTGCGCTAAACTACCGGAGAGCTATTAATATGCCTCGCTTTAATCCTGATGCAAAAAATTTAATTATTACATGGGATATCTTTATGCAGGATTACAGATGTATTAATGTACCTGCGTGCGATATGATTAACGTTATACCAGCAAATAAAAGTTTTTGGAAATTTTTTAATAAAAAATTATCGTTAATGTCAACGGATCAAAAAGTAAGGTTTATGAACACATGACATCAATAGAAGAGCTCGAAAAAAAAATTACGTCTTTCTTGCAAAGAACTGTACAATTTTCTTTAGAAACTAAATCTCTTAAAAAAGGTAAGTTGATATTATTTTGTGTTAAAGATTTCTTCTGTACATTTACACTTTTATGTGAAGAAAAAAATAATAAGAAAATAATTTATGAAATCCCTTACCCATTTAAAACACATTATTATGATAACAAATTAGTTTTTGATTATACAATCAAAACATTTTGCAACGGGAATGAAAATTTAGAACAATCGATTAAGAAAATATTGCCAGAAAAGCCTTCTAAATTATTAAACAAAAGAGTATCAATAACTGTCCTTTAATTTTATAATACCTATTATATAATAAATTGTGTTCAGTCGCTATTTACAGCATTTTCCTCGCGATTATAATCCAAGTGATCAGCAAATAGAGCTAATAAGAAGTGTAGAGCGTGCGTTTAATAGTGGTAAAAAATTTGTTATTTGTTGTGCGCCTACAGGTTCCGGTAAAAGTTTTTTAGCTAAAACACTATCAGGACTTAGCTCTCAACCCACGCAGAAGTTTATTGAGAATGTTGTAAGTTATGCTGCATTTAAGCAAGACTTTTCCGGAAATTATATAAACGAAATCGATTGTATATCACAGCCTCCTTTCGGTACATTTGCATTGACAATTACTAAATCCTTGCAAGATCAGTATTTGAAGCTGTTTCCTGATACTGATATATTAAAAGGCAAAACAAATTACCTTTGCGATGTTGATCAGAATTTTGATGTTGAGACCGCGCCTTGTGTATTGGTTCCTAAGATTAAAGAAGAGTGTTGGGAGAAAAATAGATGCCCATACTACAATTCTAGAAATGCTGCTGTATTATCTCGATTTGCAGTATTAAATTACAAAATGTTTTTATCGCTACCAAATCATGTCAAAAGAAAAAGTTTTATTATTTGTGATGAAGCTTCTGAATTAGAAGATGAATTGGTAAAAAGATTTTCCGCTGAAATAAATTATGAACGATTAAAATCCTACGGTATAGAATATAAAACATTAGTCACAGATAGTAGAGAAAAGGCTCGCGCTTGGATTTATGAATTGATTTTTAATGTTAGTGAAAAAATAAATCAAATTATTAATCGGGTAAATAAAAAACAAAGAACATTCTCACAACCAGAAAAAATAAAAATACAGTATTTAAAAAATTTACACAACTCTTTAACTACGGTTGACAATTTGTGGAGAGATTGCGAATATGTAATTGATAAGGATGCTTCGCGTGTAATCTTTACCCCGCTACATGTAAGTAAATTGACGAAATATATATTTGATTTTACTGATAATGTTTTGTTAATGTCAGCAACGATCATTGATCATAAAAATTTTGCAAAAACTCTCGGTATAGAAAATTATGAATATGTAGAAGTGGATAGTGATTTTGATGCGCAGAAATCACCCATCTACGTTTCATCAAAAAATAAACTTAATTATAAAAATCTTATGCACACTTTACCTGCAATATGTGATCAAATAAAATCAATAATCGAGCATCATAAAAATGAAAAGGGAATTATCCATACGCATTCAATGGATATAACAAATTTTATTAAAAATAAATTATCTACTAATAAGCGATTTCTTTTTCGCGATATAACAGCAAATAACGAAGCAATACTTAAAGAGCATTATGAAACCGACTTCCCCACTATATTGGTATCACCGTCTCTTGCGTTTGGTGTTGATCTAAAGGATCATTTAGCTAGATTTCAAATTATCATAAAATTACCTTACCCACCTCTTTCGTCAAAATACATTAAAAAGCGCTTTGAAACAAATAAAGAATGGTATGAGAATAAGATGTTAAATTCTTTAGTTCAAGCATGCGGACGCGCAACACGTAGTAAAAATGACTATTCTACTACATATATACTCGATGGTAATATAGTAAATACACTAAAAAGAACCAAAGATAAGCTTCCAAAATCTTTTATTGATCGTATTTGTTAATAAATAATTTAGTGAAGAACCAGACCTTTCACTTTGAAATTAAAGACGTTCTTACTCAGTTCGTAGCTGCGTTTGATGATATTATTATTAAGCGTTATGACAAAAACAGAGTACCGCAAAACAGAGTTCAAGTAAGATATGTATATGCACCAAAACAAAGAGTAATATTTGATTTAGTAAATAAAGCACAAAATTTAACAGTTCCTGTTGTTGCAGTTAGTATTAATAGTGTTGCTAGAGATGAGACTCGAGTTTTTAATAAATTAGCTGGGTTTTATGTTTCAAGAGGTATAAGCGAAAACGATACAAAATTATTATCTCAGTTTTATAGAACCCCTGTACCGGTTAATATTCAAATTAATATGTCAATATTAACTAAATTTCAAACTGATATAGATCAAATAATTTCAAATTTTGTACCTTATAGCAACCCTTACATAATTATTTCCTGGAAAGTACCTCCTGAAATAATGGGTACTGCGGTAGCACAAGAGATAAGAAGTGAGGTTTTATGGGACGGGGGTATTACTTTAAGTTACCCAACAGATATTGCAGCTAACGAAAAATATAGAATTTCAGCTGATACAGCATTTACAATTAAAGGCTGGCTATTCCCATATGTACAAAATCCTGCAGGCAATATATATCAAGTACAGTCAAATTTTTATACTAGTAGAAACATAACGACTTATAATGAGCTTTCTGGTGATACAGGTGTGTATCCGCTTAGCACTGGTTTAATAACAGAAACAGAATCGTTTACACTTAGTAGCACACCTTTGTTAACCGGTGTAGACTACATAGACATTGAATACCTTTAAAATAACATAAATAATATATTATATGGTCGATTCTAATAGGGAAAGCACATTTGGTAGAGATTTAATGAAGTTCATATCTTCGAAATTACCTTATCAATCTGTAAATGTACAAGAGAGAATAAAATCTTTAAATCCAAAATATGAAGAATTTTATGATAAAGGTACTAAGAGAGATGAAGCGCTTTCAAGACAATCTATTTCATCTTCACTTACATTCACGGACGATCTTTATGCTAATGTAGTATAAAATAAAGATTACCATAACTTCATGTATGCTAACTTACAGCCTGATAAAGGTCGTAGATTAGCAGATTATAGAGTAATGGCTGCTTTTTCTGAAGTAGCTGATGCGCTAGATGAAATATGTGATGAGTTTATTAACAAAGATGATAACGGAGAAATAGTTAAGCTTAAATTTAAATCAACCGAACTGTCAGAAGAGCAAAAAGAAAAGCTTAAAAAAGAGTTTCAAAAATATATAGGATTTTTTGATCTAGAAAATAGAGGATGGGAATATCTTAGACAACTATTAGTTGATGCAGAGCTTTATTGGGAACATATCATTCATAAAAAATATCCAGAAGAAGGTATATTAGGTGTAGTAACTGTTCCTTCCGATATTATTGATCCGGTATTTGAAAATGTACAGAATCAACTTGTAAGAGGATTTCTTTTAAGAAAAAATATTTACGACTCCAAAAATCCCGGTAAAGTGGTCAAAGTTGAGCTTGTCCCTATGGACAATAATCAAATAACATATATTAATTCTGGAATTTGGAATGAATCTAAAACATTAAGACTTCCGTTCATTGAAAATGCACGTCGTGCTTACAGACAACTTTCTCTTATAGAGGATGCAATCGTGATTTATCGCTTAGTACGAGCACCAGAGCGTTTAGTTTTTAATGTAGATGTAGGTAATATGCCCCCGCCAAAAGCTGAAGCTTATTTACGTAAGCTTATGCAAAATTATTGGTCGCGTAGAACCTATGATGCTGATCAAGGTGCTACTGTTCAAAAATTTAATCCACAATCAATGTTGGATAGTTTTTGGTTTGCAAAACGCGCAGGCTCAACCGGTACGGAAGTAGTTCAACTACCCGGTGGCGCTAACTTAGGCGAATTAACTGATTTAATGTATTTTGTACAAAAGCTTTATAAATCTCTCAAAGTACCGGTTACAAGATTAAACGTTGAAGATGTTTTTAAAGATGGTACAGATATACTTCGTGAAGAGTTAAAATTTGCTAGGTTTATTATTAGACAGCAGCAACGCTTTGCAGCCGGTCTAAAGAATGGCTTCATGACTCATATCAAACTTAAAAAGATATGGGAAGAAATGAAACTTAAAGAAATTGATTTTGAATTAGCATTTAATGTACCGACAAACTTTTACGAGCTAAGAGAAAATCAAAAGTTCCAATTAAAAGCAGAAAACTTTAATTCTATTACACAGAGTGATTTAGTTTCAAAAACTTATGCTCAAAAGAAATATCTAGGCTGGTCTGATTCTGATATTATGGCCAATAGAGAATTTTTAAGAAAAGATAGAGAGCTACTTTGGGAATTAGATCAAATTACCAATGGCGGACCTAACTGGCGTGAACTAGGAGCTGTAGCACCTGGACAAGAAGGTGCAGGTGGTGGTGCTGGAGCTGGCGGTGGTGGCGGCAGTGGTGCTGGATCTGCTCTACCACCACAATTTGGACCGGCACCCGCAGCTGCAGGCGGTGAAGCAGGTGCACCCGGTGGTGGTCCTGAAGCTGGAGGCCCTGCTGGAGCCGCGGCTCCTACGGGTCCTGCACCCGCATAATTTAAAGGTTATACTTTAATTTAAACATAAATATCCATATGGACTGTACAGCTATTACACCTATTACTGCTTTTCAAAGTACTAATCTTAGCAGTAAGATGGATTCATTTGCTAGACTTGGCGATAGAATAGTTAGAGCTATGGGCGCGCCGCTTTTAAACCTAGAAATACATCATGATCAACTATTTGAAAATATTTCTATAGCTTGTGAAATGTTTACAAAATTTGCAGGCTATACAGAAGAATTATTAGTATTTGATTCGGATTTATATGTTGACAACAAGGGAATAAAGTTAGATGAATTGTTTACTATTACACCTTATTATAATAAAGCAATATCCCCTTCAAAAACAGTTTATGTTTCTAATTCAAGTATTGCTGTCAGCGAATTTAGTACTTCTACGACTCTTTCTAGTATATACCCTGAAGGAATTTTTAAAAATCAAATTCTAACAACCTCAAGCTATTTAAGCGTAATTAATTTTAATGGAGTATTAGGTCAATATTTTAATCCGTCATCCAATAGTCAAGAAAAATTTATTAATAGCTTTGATTATGATATTATGGATTATAGAAAAGTAATTGATATTATTGATTTTGAGGAAGGATCTTCTTCTGGTGTTAATACGCTCTTTACTATTGAACAAACTCTCGCGCAGCAAACTTATTTTAGTTATGCAATGGGTAACTATGGTTTTGATTTAATAAGCTGGTATACATTAAAAGACTGGCTAAAGGTTCGTGAAAAAATGCTAGCAACAAGAAGATACTTCACTTTTGATGATAGAACACAATATTTAGTATTCTTTCCTCCGCCAAGAACACCGGGATCGGGGTCAAGATTTTATGGTGTTATTAATTGCTACGTAGAGAGACCTTTAAGAGACGTGCTTAAAGAACCATGGGTATACCAATATGCATTGGCCCTTAGTAAGATTGCTATCGGTAATGTGCGCGGAAAATATACAGGCACTACAATGTTTGGTGGAGGGCAAATTAATTACAATGATTTACTTACACAAGGGCTTTCTGAAAAAGAAAAATTAGAAGAAAAACTCTATACAAGTGCTCCGGGATTAGGAGATGCAGCACCGCCTTCTTTCTTTGTTGGATAATGATACCGTTAAATAAAAACGATAAATACCGGCAAGGTATATTTCGTCCAAAAAATACAGCTAAATATGTAGGACGGGGTTATCCCGTCTATAGATCGGGTTGGGAGCTTCGTTTTTTTAGGTGGTGTGATGAAAATAGTAACGTATTAGAATGGGCTTCTGAAGCTATTATAATACCCTATATTAATCCCGTAGATGGAAAAGCTCATAGATATTATACAGATGGTGTAATAGTTTTAAAAGAAGCCAATGGTATAAAGAAATATATTGTTGAAATAAAGCCTAGTACACAATTATCTCAACCTATTAAAGGAAAGAAAAGACAATCTACTCTTTTTTACGAAAATACAAGATATATACAAAACCAAGCTAAATGGAAAGCGGCAAAAAAATGGTGTGATACAAAGGGTTATTCATTTTTAATCTTGACTGAAAAAGAGTTAGGTATAAGTAGATAAGCATTTACTATGCTTAACTTTCTAAAATATTACAGTATTTTTAATAAATAATTATATGTCCTTTCGTCTATTAGTAGAAACACCGGCGCCAGAAGAACAGTTTGAGTATATACTGGAAGAAAAGAACCCTAAGGAGCCTGCTCGCTTACACATACAAGGGCCTTACATGATGTGTAATGAGGTTAATAAAAATCAAAGAATTTATGAAAGAGCAGACATGGAGCGCGAAGTTAATCGCTATGTAAAAGAAATGGTTAATTCAAAGCGCGCAATGGGTGAATTAAACCATCCTGCATCTGCAGAAGTAGATCTAGAGCGTGCTTGTCATATAGTTACAAATTTAAAATTTGAAGGTAATGTTGTAATGGGTAAGTCACAAGTGCTTTCTACACCCATGGGACAAATTGTACGCTCTTTAATTAATGATGGAGTTAAAGTTGGTATGTCTAGTAGAGCGTTGGGAAAGCTTAATGAAGAAACCGGTGGTGTTAACCGTGTAACTGATATGAGATTAGTAGCAATCGATTGCGTAGCAGACCCATCGTGCCCTAAGGCATTTGTTAATGGTATTCTTGAAAGCAAGCAGTTTGTGTTAAACACTAACGGCTCATTAGAAGAGGTATATGCAAAATTTGAAAAATCTCTAAAGACTTTGCCAGTTAAAGAAATGCAATCTTATCTTAAAGAACAAATACTTACGTTCTTTAAATTTTTAAAATCTTCATAAATATTAACAACTTAAACAATAAATAATAATATGGCCAAAAATAGCGTAAAAAAGGTGGTAAATGAAAAACAAGATATTACTAGCTTTTTGCGCAGTATTTCACAAAAAAATTATTCTGAGGCTAATAAATATTTACAGAGCGCTATTGATTCGAAGATTAAATCTAAAATCGGTATAGCTCTAAAAGAAAAACTTTTTTAATTTATGGAAAACAACATCACAAAAGTGCTAAGAGAAGCGACAAAGGATATCCTCACAGAGGATGTTCTCAAGGAAATTGAAGCTGCATTTGACGCTACAGTTAATGAGCGTGTTCAAATCCATGTTGAAAAAGCTCTTACTGAGCAAGATGCTGATTATTCTAAGAAATTAGAAACTTTAGTTGAAGCAATCGATACAGATCATACCAACAAATTAAAGAAAGTCGTTGAAGCTATTGACACAGATCGTGCCAGCAAGCTAAAGACTGTTGTTGAAAAGTATGAAGCTGCATTGAAAGATGAAGCTAATAGCTTTAAGAATAATATTGTAGATAATGTTAGTAAGTATCTCGATATTTATCTTGAAGAAAAGCTTCCTTTATCTGAGATTAAGGAAGCCGTAAAGAACAAGAAAGCTTTAGCTGTTCTTGAAAATTTACGTACAAACTTATCTGTTGACATGGCACTCGCAAAAGATAATATTCGCGATGCTATTGTTGATGGTAAGAAAAAAATAGATGAAGCTGCTGGTCAGCTTGAAGCCGCTAATAAGCAGGTTACGACACTTGCCGAGGAAAATCGCAAGCTATTGTCTGAAGTCCTTCTAGAGAAGAGAGTATCTGATCTAGATGAAAACAAAAAGACGTACATGCGCAAAATGCTCGGTAGTAAATCTCCCGAATTTATTAAGGAGAACTTCAACTATACATTAAAGTTATACGAGAAGACTGAAGAAGAGCGGCTTTCAAATCTTAAGACAGAAGCAGTTGCTGAAACGGTAAGCACAACAGTTGACCGTCCAGTAATTGAAGAGAAAGCTCCTACAGCAGAGGTAGAGAAGGTAGATCCTGCATTCAACCTTTACCTCAACGAGCTTAACAAGTATTAATTTTTAAGATTTTTTGAAGGGCTAGTCCCTTAAATAGAAAACAAACGGTCGACATATTTTTATAAAGGTAAATTTATAAATGGCTAAACAAATTCGTCCTACACAGGCTTACATTGATGAGTCTCGCGCCAAGGTACTTCTCGAGAAGTGGAGTCCAGTTTTGGATTACACATCCGATAACGTCCGTGGTATCGAAGATGATCACACTCGTTTAAACACCGCCATCCTCTTGGAAAACCAAGAGAAGTGGTGCTTCGAGGCATACAATGGTAATGGCAGTAACGTTGCTGGTGGTACAGGCGGTGTCTTCGGCTCTATTGACGTCGGCGGCACTGGCGGTAACTTCGGTAATACTGACAGCTATGCACCAAATGATGCTCGTCTTCCTAAGATCCTCATTCCGATGATTCGCCGTACGTTCCCTGAGTTGATCACCAACGAAATCGTTGGCGTTCAGCCCATGAGCGGCCCAGTAGGTCTCGCTTTTGCTCTCCGCTATAAGTACGAAGGTACATCTCTAGGCTCCGCCTTAGAGAGTGGTAATACTAAGGGTACTGACAGTCCTCTAGCATATAACAATTATGCTAGCCCTGCTGGTGCTGCTTCTGATGGTCAGGAGCTTGGTTACCAGTACCTAGATACCCGCTTTACAGGATCATCGTCTCAAGCCCTAACAGGCAACGCTGATTTTGTAACTCTACCTCAGGATCAGGGCGTTGCTCAAATTCTCGCGAGTTTCGAGTTAACATCCAAGATTCCCCAGGTTGTAGTTTCCTTCGAGAAGACAGCTGTTGAAGCTGGTACTCGTAGGCTAGCTGCCCGCTGGTCGGTTGAATTAGAGCAGGATCTGAAGAACATGAACGGTATCGATATCGACACTGAACTCACAAACGCTATGTCGTATGAGTTACAGGCCGAAATCGACCGCGAAATGATTATTCGCATGATCCAAACAGCTCTAAACGCTGGCTACGGAACAGGGTATTCGATTTGGTCTCCCGCCTCGGCCGACGGCCGTTGGTTGGTAGAACGTAATCGTGACTTCTATCAGAGATTAATCATCGAAGCTAATCGTATTGCAGTTCGTAATCGTCGTGGTGCTGCCAACTTCATTGTTGCTACACCTCGCGTTTGCGCTATCTTGGAAATGCTCCCTGAGTTTCAGTGGGCACCAGTACAGGGTAATGTCAATACACAGCCCGTCGGTGTTGCAAAAGTAGGCTCATTGGGTGGCAGGT